CGACGCATACCCGGCCCCGGCCCGAACCATGGTGATGGCGGTCACGGCGCCTGCGGCGGAGATCGTTGCGACCGCGGTGGCCTGGATGCCGCCGGGCGGCGGTGCGTCGATCATGATGAGCGGCGGAGCGAGGAAGCCCGATCCGGCCTGGGTGATGGTGGGGGCGGCGACTGAGCCGCCGACGATCGGGAAGGCGCTAGCGGTGGCGATCGCGCCAACCGGCGAGGCCGTGAATGTGATTGTGACGCCGGTCGCGGTGGAGCCGATGCCGTTCGCGGTCGCGCCGCTGCCGGCGCCCGTGATGGTGGTTCCGGTCACGGTCCCGGTGGTGTTGATTACCCGGAAGTTGGCGGGATCGGACGATACGTCTCCCGTGGTCAACAGCAGCGACCATGTGAGGGTGTTCGGGTTGAACCACTGTACTTGGGTGGTGGTGCCGCAGGTCACCAGCCAAAGCCCGGCCGGCAAAACGTAGGTGCCGCCGCCGGGCAACGAATAGGTGCCATCCCCGTTGATCGGGCTCTGGAGCGGGAAGGGAAAAACGCCGCCGATGCGGGACATGCGCGCCTCAGATGTTCAGGAATTGCAAGCCATCGATCTTTGCGTGGGCCTTGCATTTCACGTTGACGAGCTCCAGCAGCGACAGGATGGCGCTGATGTATCCGAACTGGTTGTTGGGCAGCGTCGATTCGAAGCCCGTGAAAGCGAAAGCGGCCCGCTCGTGGAGGAACAGGCTCAGGTAGTTGGTGTTGATGATGTAGAGCGTACCTTCGGGGCAATACGGATCGGCGTAGAACGGGATGCCGGCGATGTCGAGGGCTTGGAAGCTCGAATGGCCGACGAAATCCGCGCTGTTCAGCCGCTCTGCCGGATTGATGTTGTAGCGCTCCTGCGGGGTGAAGTCCTGCGCGAGCAGCGTCCATGTCCCGAACCCCATGATGCCGATCGACGGCATCTCGCCCGTGGTCTTGCTGACCTGGGCGATGTACAGGAGCATCAGGTTTCGGGTCGGGACGGTGGCGCCGCTGTTGTGGACGTAGGTGGATTTCCAGAACTGGTTGGTCGTTCGCGGGATGCCGCCGTAGTTGGCCGAGAAGGTGCCGTCGTCAATCGCGGCTGGTAGACCAATAAGCTGCTGGGTGTTGGCGACGTTGTTGTAAAGCGTAGTGGCGAAGGTGTCGATCGTAACATTCGTCGCGTCATTCATCCTCGCGTCTATCAACGGGACAATCGAATAGTCGAGTTGCACCAAGCCCTCGAAGCCGAGGAACGGGATCGGGGTGCAGTAGGCTTTCAGATTGAACTCGGCGTTCTGGATGCCGGGCTGGATGCCGGGTTGATTGAACGAGCCCGAGTAATCGACCCACTGGCCGCTCACCATCGGGGCGCCCTGGAGCGGCGCGGTGATCGGCGACAGGCCGCCGGAGGCGACTTGCGCGTGGGAGAGCAGCGCCGCCATCATGGGCGCGCTCTTCCAAAGCTGCACGTACACGCGAGGCATGAAGCCGCGGCGGACGACGGCGCTGAGTTCGTTTGCAATCGCACCTTGTGCCGGGATTATTCCACTACCGAACTGCGGCATAACTTATTGATCCAGCGCTCCCGCTATACCCTGACCCCCGAGCGCTTCTTGAACTCGGTGATCACCTGGTAGGCGGCGTTGTGCGCAGCAGTGTTGGGGTTTTTGGCGAACTCTGCGAACGGAATCGGCTTTCCGTCGCGGCCGTTTACGGTGGGAAATTCCCAGGTCGAGCCCATCCGCTGATCTTCGGGCGGGCCGTCCATCTGGTTTACGGGCGGCTTTTCGTGAGCGTAGAGCACGGCGGCCTGGTTGTAGTCGAGCGTTCCGCCGTGGCGGTCGATGATCTGCTTGATTTCCTGGGTCTGCTCGGTCGTGTAGCGACCATCCTCTACCAGCTTATCGCGCTGGCGATCGAGCGCGCGCTGCATTTCGCGCGCCTGGTTCAACTGATCCTTCTGGGCGATCTCGTTGCGGAGCGCCGCAAGCTGGGCCTCGTGTTTTACGTCCGTGAAACTGGCCGCGCGGTCGGGGAATTTGTGCTCGACCAGCTTCGCCACATAGGGGCGGGTCTTGGGATCGTGCGAAAGCTCCATGAACATGTTCGACAGGTCCGCCATCTCCTGGGGGCTCAACTGCCGTTTCGGTGCCATGTGCTCGCTTTCCTTGTTTGTGGGGGCCGGTACTCACGGGAGGAGTAGATTTCCGGCCCCTGATGCGCCGGGGCGCAACTGCTTAGATCGGACGGCCCTTGACGGCGGTCGGGCCGCCGCGTTCGAGGGTCATTTTGTTGTTCTGGAATTTCGATTTGTCGGCCGAGGTGAAGCCGCCAAAATCGGAATAGGTCGGCGGATTGCGGAACTGTCCGTCCTCCATCTTGCGCTTGGAGAGATCGGACGACGGCACCTTGGTAGGTCGAAGGAAATCCTGAGCCATGATTCAGTCCTACATTTCGCCCATGCCGCCGCCGGGTGGCGCCATTGCGCCTGGGCTGGGGAGTGGCGCGGATGCTACACCGGGCGGTGGGGCTCCCGCAAGTGGGCCACCAACGCTTGCGCCCTGCTGGAGCATTTGGCGCTTTGCGGCCCCGGAGGTTTCGGGCGGAGCGTCCTTTACGATGGTGTTGAGCGCGGCCAAAGCTCTGAACAAGGCTTGCTGTTCTTTGGAGCCGGCCGGGAAAGCACTGAGGTAGCCCGTCAACGACGTGTGGCACGTCTTCACGCCGGTCATTGCGTTTGCGAGGTTGCCGGCGCCGCCGCCCGGGGAAACCATGGGGCTTCCGCCCGGTCCTCCTAGTCCGCCGAGTGGAGACTTCGGCGGGCCGCCCGGCATGGGCATCGGCCCGCCGCCACCACCAGCCATTGGCATCCCAGGGATAGGCATGGAATGAACAGTTATTCGCAATAACGGGCGAGGTCAATAAAAAAGCCCCGCGGTAGCAAGCGCGGGGCTAGTCAGGGCATGCTCTCCTATGAACAGCGAAATTTGTGGTTTACCGGCGCCCGCGCCGATGACGACGACGTTTACGTGCCATTGTCTGCCTCCTATTTTGCCCTTCCGCGGGATTGCGGCGGTCTGAGGGGCCGTCGACTCTCAAAGGAAGAGCGCGTTTTCCGCACCCGATCACACCCCGTTAAAGGCCGGCTACAGACGCTACATGAGCCGCTTCGATCGGTAGAAGAGTCGACGGCCGAGGCCAAGGCTACCGCTTCTTGCGGCCCCCGGCAAGCGCCTGTTGCATGAGCTCCGGGTGCTCCTTCATCATGCGGGCCTTCTGGCGCTGCTCTAGCCGCTGCGCGTGAATGATGTTGTCTCGGTTGGGAGGGTTGAGCATCCGGACGAAGAGTTCATTGTTGATGGCGCCGGCCTTCTTCATCAACATGGCTATCTCTTTCGACTCGTCACCGAACAGCGGGGAGTGGCTGTGCCCTTCGATCCTCATGTGGATGTCGGTTGCGATTTGTATGGGCAGGAACGGCTCCGCCTTGCCCTTCTCGTCGGGCTCCGGGATGATCGGGGTGTCGTCGTTCTTCATTTTCAGCTTCAAGCCGACGTCACCTATCCGGACAAGCGACTGCTCTAGCTTCAGCGCTGTCCGCTTGATGCGTCCGCCGCCTGTTTTACGCAACTCCTGAGCATGTTGCCGAGAACGCACCCCCTGTTCGCCCCGTCCGGACAGCACCTCTGTAAGTCCTGAAGCTTCGAGGAAAAGGTTGTTGATCTGGTTGAAATCAGCGAATAGGTCCGGAGGCATCTGGGGGTGCAGTTCCTCAACTTTGGCTTGCGGCATCTGGTCGAAGAGGTAGGTGTCGGCTCCACCGAATGCCTCCATTTTCTCGTCCGTCAGCCCGAGGAAGCCTGAGCCCACCTTTGGCGGGTATGCCTGTCGCTCCAGGATGTCGGCGATCTGCTCAAGACGTTCGTTCATCCAGTCTTGGAGCGGCATCAGGGAGTCCAGGTGAGCGATTCCCCAGAAATAGTTGTATTTCGTATAGGGCCGGATCACCGTGAACGGGTGGTCCTTGGGCAAAAATTCATTCGTTGACGTGAGTTGCTGCTTTTGCAACAGCGCTTTGATCTTATCGCCGCCGGCGGCAAGTTTGGCATCGATCAGCTTCTTAGAATCGCTGATCAGGATGTCGGGTTCGCACATGATGAAGATTCGATAGTCGTCCGCCTCGTCGTCCCACGCCCACAACTCGGTGAAGCGGACCATCGACGTGTCCACCTTGGGCTGGTAGTCGGCGAGCGGCGTGTAGTTCGGATTGACCGATCCCATGACGTTGCCGCTGAGGTTCGATCCGCCGGTGGCGGAGATGATCATCCGGTTGAGGAGTTCAGGAAATGGGCTGACGAAGGGCCGGTTTTCCACCGAGATTCGAGGGAGGTCGGACCCGCGGCCGGCCCGAATGAGCCTCTGAGCAGCTTCACTCCATTCCAGGAAATACGTTTCGGTGAATGCCGATTGACTGTTGAGGTCGGCAATCGACTCGTTGAAGACGCCAAAATTCTGCGGCGGGATGAGCTTGGCGTATTGGGTTTTTTTGCTGTCGTTCCAGCCCTGCTTGATGATCATGGAGTCGTAGACGAGCGACCACGGTATTGCCTCGGCGACTAGATCGCTCAGTCCGTCGTCTTGGAAATCGTCGTTCCACTCGTCCTGCAAAGCAATCGCCTGCTTAACAACAGCATCGTCAGCGTTGCGGTCGGCGGCGATGTTGTAGAAAGCATGATCGGGAGCGTATAGGAATGCGGCCACGAGGTCGATATGCGACTCAAGTCTGTTATAGCGAACCTGATCTCGGGAATCCGTCCCGAATAGAAAGTAGCGCTCACGGCGCTGGTAAAGCTGAGATCGGTCGTCGCGCGTGGCGGTGCAGGTGTCGATGATCCGTTTGACACGTTTTTCAAGGTCTTCCTCTTTGGTCGGAAAGATCATTTCTTAGGCACCTTCGGCCACGGAGCCCAAAGCGTAATATCTGACGGATCGACCGCAAAATCGCCGTCTGGCCACTCCTGCCAGTTGGACTCGCTGGTGTTCCAGAACGCCGGCTCCACGCTCCGATTCCACACGACAAGGATTCTTCCATTGTCGTGCGGCGCGGTCTCCATCGGCTGCCATTTGATGACTTCGGTCATGCGGCACGCTCGACCGTGACGAGGTGTCCCGGTTCAAGCCTCGCCTGCCCTCGCGGCAACGTGACTTTCCACTTCCCCACCACCAGATTGCCCGCGCCAAACGATCTCCGAGCGTTTCTCCGGGCATACTTCGGCCTTTTGAAGGATTGTGCCGGCAACACCATCGCCTTGTCGGTGTCGCCTATCAGCTCAGCCGGATAGTGGCGCTCGCCATCGCTGATAATAATCACCCGCATCATGGCCTCCCCGCGTGCCTGCCGGCGATGTCGGTCCACGCCTGGGGGCCGGGCACCGAGCGCGACGACGGCAGGGTGCGGTTGACCGTTACCTTGCCGTTGACGGAATTTCCGACCGCTTCCGTCTCCTGGCACGTCGCGCCCGCGCTGGACGACGGCGCCGAGAATCCCGGCGCAAAGTGCTTGACCGGCATGTCGGCTTTCGGCTGCTGGTATTTCGGCATCGCGCGGCCGAGCCGAGACTGCGACGCGCTGTTTATATTGGACATTCCGTAGTCGCGGGCCAGCGATTTCAGCGTCGCGTCAGCCGAGGGGGCCAGTTTGGCGACATGGCCGCCGCCGGGAACCCACGCGACCTTGACACAGCCGCAATATGTGCAAGGAGGGTTAGCCTTCTCGAAGCTGTGAAACACTCTCCCGCACGTTCTGTTCAAACATCTCCAATCTCTGCTCAGCATCGGCCCTCTTTGCTCCAATGCCGGGCCAATGAACTGGCCCCACGCATTTGTCGCAAACGTAGTACGGAGCCCGATTCATTACAACCGCCGTCCACTTGTCGCCCTGACAGGTCCGGCAGCGCGCCCAACTGGCATGGGCCTCCGCGCGGTGGATTTTTTCGAGCGGCGGCGGGCGCCTCTTCGGCACATTGACCCACTCGATCGTCCACAGCGGCTCGTCGGTCTTGAGCTTGCGGCTACCCTCCATCGGCCCCTTGCCGAAATTATTGATGAATTTAACCTCGCCGTTCTCGATCATCTCGATCGCGCGTCCGATCCGCTCCAGGAAGCGCGGCCCGCGGCTGACACCGTAATCGCGCAAGTCCTTGACCTCGCTCCGATGCGCGTTCGCCAGCGCGCAGATGTTCGCGACCGTGCAGCCCTGCTTGCCCCAGCGGTGTGCGGGGTCGTAGCGGTACTTGCGCAGGCAATTTATGATCTGCTGTTTGGTCATGGGCCAGTTCGCGGAGGTTTACAAATCCTTCCCGCGGTTGATGACGCAGCCGACTCCCATCTTCTCAATCTCAACGTGCTGTTCGACCATCTGCTCCATGCGCTCCGCCGCCATGCGCCAGCACTGCTCGAGATTGGGCACGCGCTCCTGGCGCTCGAAGTCCTGGCCGTTGATCGTCATGACAGTCACAATAGTGATGATGGTGGCCATGGATCACCTCGCGGTCGGCAGAGTGATGTTCTGCTTTTTCATGAAGTTCAACACCAACTGATCTATCGGCGCGTCGCCGCCTGCCGTCTCGATCGCGTGCGCGCGGGCCATCGTCATGTTGCGGCCCTTGAGGATCGGCACCATCCAACGCCGCCATGCCTCGTGGGCGAGCGCGGCAGCAATCACACGGTCGTCCTTCCACGCGCCCTCGGCCGCGATGTGCCCCTCGTCGCTCACCATGCGTCGCATCTCGTCCAGCATCGGCACGCTCCGAGGAATCATGCGGCGCAACTCGAACGAGTCCTTCAGCTTCGCCATCAGTTCGCGCTTGCGCGCGTCCGACATGATGAAGTGATAGGCAAAATCCCCGCTCCCGACCGTGTCCGGCTTCGAATAGTAGAAGTGCCGCATATTCTTGAAGACGTTGCGCAGGTGCGCGTCCTCGTCAGTGACCTTCATCTCGCGGCACTTCTGCTGGAGCGCCATCAACTCTTGCCATACGGCAGTCCCAGCACCGTTGATCTCGATGATCACGCGGCAGTCCACCGGCCCATAGAAACCCGCAAGGTGCGCAAGCACCCACGCGCATTGATAGGTACTGACTTGCGGCGTGCAATATTCCGCCACCTGGACGATGCACTCAGCGAACGCCCTCCACACGCTGATCACCGTTCGGTCCGCCTTCTCCGACGATCCCCACGCAGGATCGCAACCAATTACGTAATAGCCATACGCCGATGCGTGCTCCCAGATACGCAGTTCCGCTCGCGTGTCCTTGAACCCCTGGACCTGCGTATCCTCCCATCGCGTCGTAAGCTTGTAGCGGTAGCCCTGGAAGGGAATACGCCGAGATTCCCTGATCGCGGCCGTTAACGTTTCGGCCGTAAAGTATTTCGATCCCGTCGCTTGGAACGCGTCCTCGTCGGTCCATGGAAACTCCTGGTCCATCAGTTGTTGATCGTCGTCAAATTCCTCGTGTCGCTTCCAGCGATACCACGCGATCTGCTGCAACGAGATCGTGAAGTTGTAGAGCTCCTTCACGGACTTGACTCGCCGCCGCTCCAGCGGCGCCAGCGACGAGTCCGGCATGAACTGGTAGTAGAACGGATGGTTGGTCGCAAACGCATAGCGCTCGTCCCGCCACCACCCGACGAAGATCGCCTTTACGACTTCGCTGTCTTTCGCCGCCTCGTAGGTGTCCGAGAAATGGTTGAAGCCGTTCGCGGTCGATTCGTAGATTTGGAGGCGGTGCGCGTACATCGATGAAGTAGAAGACTTAAACGCTCGGATGTCGTCCTCGTTACCGTAAAAAGCAACTTCAGTTGCGTGTACGTAATTGGATGCCCCTGACCTTCCAATGCCTCCCCGACGATTCTCAGATGTGCCCGCAATGAGGTAACGGAACCGAGAGCCATTCTTGAAACTGAGGATGTTGCGATTGTGTCGCAGCTTGATCGGCTTGAATCGGAGAGACTGCCCGTTGACGACAACCTTGCTGGGGATTTCGTCATAGAACACCTCGATCGCAGCCCGCCAGTCGTCGCGCGCCTCTTCCTTGTGAAGAATGAAGGTGCCCAGAAGTCCCTTATATTCGAACGCCCAGAACATATCGAGCGCGATGAAAAACGTCGTCATCCCGATCTGCCGCGCTTTCAGAATCACGAACGTCGTCACGCCTCGATCCAGCGCGGCCACCATCTCTTCCATCACGTAACGCTGCCCGCCAAGCAGCGAGAAGCCGATCAACCCGTAGTCCTTCGATTGCACCTTGAGCCGCGACAGAAACGTCAGAAACCGCTCGCGCGGAAACGGCGCGACCTCCGAGAACGTGGGTAACTTGAATTTCTCATCCACGCTCAAGTTCGTCCTTCTCGTGCTTCATCCAGCTCACAATCTCGTCCGAAATAGCCTGCGCGAGATTTGCCACGAGCCGGTCGCTTGCCTCACTGCCCAGGCAGTGCCGGGCCAGCTCATGGCACTTCACGTCGTGAGCTTCAGCGCGTCGGGTGATCCGCCGCCCAGCCGGCGCAATGGGCCGTTTCATGAATCCTCACATCCTCCCGGTCGATCCGAACCACCTTGCACCGATCCGGCCACCGCAGCATGCAGCCAAGAAACACCTCCCCGGGCGGCGGTGGCGCAAACTTGTACGTCACCGACCACTCCATGCACAGCCGCGCAACCTGAGGACCAGGCATGATCTGCTCTTCGATCGCAACCGGACAGCGCTCCTTCGCAACCAACATACGATCGACCGGCCGGATCACCGCATGCTCAAGCGCGGGCTTGGCCGCCGGCGGCCGGCATCGCTCCACAACCTCCTGATAGATCGCAGGCGGCGTCATCACCGGGCCGTCAATCGGCATGGTGAGCCTCCGCGTCCGCCAACTCCGCAACCGAAATCCGCTGCGCCATCTCCTCGATCATGTCCGCAGCCGCCAGCAGGACCGCTTTCGATCCCTTCACATAATAAGGCGACATCTCCGCAAGCGTGCGTAAGTGCCTCGCTAAGTCAGTTGCTTCCATGTCCATGAAATCCTCCCGTATTGTCGTCGGACCCGAAATACATCCGCCGAAATACACCGGCCGTCAACCGGACATTTCCGTAATTCACCAAATTTCCGCCAGCGCCATCCGCCTAGCCAGCTCCGCAATCCCATGCGTGATGTTCAGCTTCCGAAATATCTCCCCACGCTGAACCTCGATCGTTCGATACGACACCCCCAAATGCCGCGCCGCCTCCTTCGAGGTCAAACACGAAACCGCAATGTCGAAAGCAACCGCCATCTCACACGGGCTCAACCGTCCAAGCAATCCATAGTGCTGCGGACCCATCATCGGGGACGCCTTTCTCCCCCAAACCATCGCAATGCCAACTGAAGCCACCCCATCCGCTTCGTCGGAAACGGCAAAAACCGCCGCCACGATCGCTGCTCGTCAAAATAAACCTCCCCGGTCCACGGGTTCAACCGGAATACCGGACGAAATGCCCGCCTAACAATCGGCTCCATCGGACGGCCTTTCACCCAGCCCCCCACACTCATACACCCGGCCGGAACACCCGTCCAATGTACCGGCTCAGCGGTTTCGCCATCAAACCTACCCTCCCGTGAGGCCGCAACCCTCACCAAAACCACCCACACAGGTCAAGCCGACAAATCCGCAATCCACAAAGACCCACAGCCAGAGCCACATCCACACACTCACCATTTATTTTTTTGGGGTGGACTGGGTGGGGGGCCGCCGACCGTGTCGAGCTCGCGGCCATCGGTCGCGGAGCGATCGGCGCGCCACCTGGGGCTCGGCGCCATCCCGGGCTGTGGCCGTACCCGTATCCCGTCCAAATGCCCTGGTGGGGCTTTCGAGATCGTTGATATCGTTAGATAATCCGCGCTTGCGTCGCGTTGGTGTCTTGTGGCGGCCCATTCCGCTCGCCCCGGGGCCACCGATCACGGGGATTGCCGCTGCCGAGCGGTATCCGATGTTACTGGCCGGTAACCTAGCCTGTTCGCGCAGTGACCCTGCTTTGTCTTACCTCCCCGTCGAGGTCTTTATTTCTCTGTTCCTGGGTGTGGGAGGCCGCGCGCGACGTAGAGGCATGCTTTAACGCCTTGTCAAGCCCCCAGCTAAGCAGTTGATATTGTGGGGGTGCTGGGGGCCGATTAGTAAGACGTCTGCCGATTCGTCGTTCCACTCTATGGAACGTTCGCCGACTGTTCTGAACGTGTGCGGTTTTGTGCGGATCGTTCCGGTTCTTTACTGATCTTTCCGTATTTGTCCGGTTTGCATTTCAATCTCATTATGCGACACTCAATCATCGAAACGGGAGAATACCATGTACGATCTTTCGCAGCCGAATGAAAAGCCGGGACAATGCGTTAAGTGTCGCGGGACGGGCATATATCGATGGGGCAACAAGAAAGAGGGCACGTGCTTCTCGTGTGCTGGCACAGGGCAGCAAACCAAGTCTGACATTGGCCGCAACCATGCCTACAATCGGCACAAGATCGTCCAGATCGGGCGGTGACGGCGGCCAACAAATACACCAAATATTACAAACGGGCGGCCGAATCAGCAAGTTATGAATTGGGGGTGACGCCATGAAACACCTGATCGATTTCGTTGTGACCTTTGTGTGCATCGCGGCATTGGTCACGTTCGCGGTGGCCGTTGTGGGGAATTGGTCATGACCGCGCCGTGGCACATCCCGGGGGACCTCCGGCCGGCCGAGCAGCTTGAGCGGCTGTCTGTGGACGCCAAGCTGATCGCGGCGCGCGCTGCCATGCTGATCGTGCGGGAAGCGGTGTCGCAGCCGCACAGTCCCGCGACGGGCAAGCGTTGGTCGCAGCGTGATCGATTGGAATACATCGCAACAATCTGTGATAACGCCATCAGGAGGATCGGATGACCGACACGCGATTTGTCTTAATTATCGTGACGGTCGCAGTCACGTGGATGATCTGCGGCAACCTGATGTTGAGGCTTCTATGAAACCGCATCGGCCGGGATGAGTACGGTGTGTTCCTCGAATACCGGGGGGATGAGTCATGACCACCCTCGAGGAATGGGTAGAGGGTCACCGCTATGAGCGCGCGGCCGATTTTCTGTTGGGTCTTGCCCAGATAGGGCTTCCCGTCAGTCTAGCGGGGTCCCTGTTCGCCGTAGACAGGTCCACGGTGTATCGGTGGGCCCGGGGCGAGTCACGCATCCCTGAGGCTGCCAGGCGTATTTTACAATACGAGGTTGAGGCATGTTCAGTGGGCAGACACGGAGTTGCAAAGTGGCAAGGTTTCAGGAACGACCGGCCGATGGGTCCGCCGTGCGACACAAAGGCCGAGGCGTTTTGGCACGCATTGGATTTGCCGCGATGAACAGACAGAAAGCGGCGGACAAGGCGGTGGTGGCAATCTGCAATTTAATGGCCGAAATGGCTGAGACGGCCACTGACGCCGAGTGGCGCGACATCGATATCGTGGCAACGGATTTTTTCGATGTTCTGATCAAATACGCCAGCCCGGAGGTGGCCGCAGGCATGGCGGCGGTACGGAGGACACGATGACAGGGTGGCAATGGAACTGATGAAATGACACGGGACACATGGTTCGGGTGGGACGCGAATGTTCCGCCGCAACACGGGAGGGAGCAAATGAACGAATTACCGGTGGTGACATATCCGGGCGGAATTGGGATAGGTTTCGAAGTGCAGGGCCGCGCCACGGGGATGCAGATGAATCCGGACCTGTATGGGCGCTGCATTATCCCCGACGACATGGAGGTGGTAGTCCGCCGCAACGGGGATTGCGTCGAGGTGGTGACGCGCCCGCGGGTGCCGGCATGAGCGCGCACACGCCTGGCCCGTGGCACGTCAGCAAAGATCAGCCGATCGTTTTCGACGCCGACAACCGCGTGGTGGCGGACTGTTCCCAGCATGACGGATCGTCGTATGCTGAACGATACGCCAACGCCTCCCTGATCGCCGATGCGCCTGACTTGCTCGACGCGCTACAGTGGATGGTAGCGAACTGGCAGGATTTGCCGGCCGGCATGAACCGCGCCGAAGATGTCATCCGCAAAGCTGAGCGTGCCATCGACGCATTGAACCGCTTGTTTTATCGCGGGTGACGCATGAACGCCGCCCCGCTATTCGAGCTCGGCTCCGAGCTCTGTGCCGCCACGCTCGCCTGCCAAGCCGTCGCCATCGCGTGGTGCCTCGCGCTGGACATTATCGACCATTTCGCCGAGCGACGGTTTCGGCCATAGCCTTTTGGAGTTTCCACGCCGTATCCGGACACACGTCCGGGGCAGTCGGTCGGCGGGCCAGATAGTTCCTAATTCGATTGCGCCATGTCGCTGACCAATCGAGCTTCAGCCCGTCCTTGCCGGGCTTTGCGGTCCAGAAATCTCGAAAAGAGCCTGCCTCTCGATCGATCTCGGCTGGCAACAAACCCTGATCGCGGGCAAACTGGAAATCGTTTGCGGTCGGCGTCCAGTCCGCTGGACAGCGTGACGCGCGACTATCTTTTTCTTTCTTACTAGAATCTTCTTTAAGTAAAGAAGAGGCGTCTGCGGACGTCTGCGGATTCCGCAGATTGTCACGCCTAATCTGCTGACGAACGCGATCCTTTTCGCGTCTCCTGTCTGCGGATTTGTCCGCAGATGTCACGCGGACGGGCGTGACGATTTGGGCGGATTCGATCCGATCGACGGCAGCGATCAGCAATTCGCCGGTGAGCCCAGCGGCCATCAGTTCACGCAGTGCAGTTGTGATTGGTCCCATAAACAACCCCAAGCTGGGCAGGGTGCGCCGGCTTGGGAATCGACGCACCCGCCCGTTTGAATGCCGGGGATCAACCGGCGCTCATGGTTTAGCCGCGGCCGGCGCGCCAGTCAAGATGACCCTGCACCCTTCCGGCGCCTCGCCCCAACCCCACGACCCTCCATCGCATTTCCGGTCGTTGGTGCAGATTCGCGCGCTTTGGCAAAAATCCAGCACAGCCTTGATTCTGTTGTCCCCGTCCGACCGGCCTCTCCTTTTTTCGTCAAGCACTATGGAAATTCGAAAGTTTTCAAGCATCTGAGGACGTTTCTTAGCGTATTGCATCCAATACATTTTAAATGCGTTTGCTTTCCATGCGGTGTATTCCGCCGATGGAAATATGCGACGGACGCCGAGGTTCCATAGGCGATTGGTCGAGGTCGGAAACGGCAAATCTAGGATGATCTGCATGATTAAGAAACCGTCTCAACTGCCTTCAACCTAACGACTTTTACTAGACGATAGGTGCCAGGTCCATGCTTGGCGCGCTCACACACGATGCGGTAGTCGGTATCTTCAAGCGCGGATCTCGCGTGCGTGATGTGACCCTTGACGGTCGAGTATGCCGGATGTTTCCTGCGCGCTCCCGCATAGGCTATTTCGAACAGGTCTTCACCGGATATGCCTTGCGGCCCAGCGCGCTTGATAATGTCGAAAATGTGCGCCGTCTGCGGGAACATGCGGACGCCGCAACGCATCTGCGGCATGGGTTGTCCACAGTGGGGACACGTATTTGACTTTGCCGCTTGCGTCATGTAAGCCATGTATTCCTCCCTGTTACCAACACCATCCTACGGCCCGGTAGTCCCCCTCCCGGACCGTTTTCTATTGCACCATCGCTTGCGGCGGCAGATCGTGATCCCGTGCGTCATCCTCCAGCACGGCCCGCACGATCGATGCCGCAAGCCGGGACTCATCGATCGGTTGCCCCGGCGCTAGGTTCACGATCCGCATGACCTGCATGAAGTGCTGCGCGTGCCAGCCCGTCAATTTGAACGTAATGTATATTTCCATTTCACCCCCCGATCTTTGTCGCCATCCACCTTGATGCACGGTTTTTTGGACTGTTTCGCCTATTGTTGGCTTGCTCTTTGCGAGTGGCCCATCGGCAATTTTCAGGCTCGTAGCCGTTGTCATTGTTGACCCTTTCGAGAGTCAATCCGGGCGGACGAGGCCCCATGTCGGCAAGAAAATTAGCAAACGATTCCCACCGTTGGCATATCTTGATCCCGCGCCCTCCGTAATATGCGTAGTCGGGATTGTACGGGTTTAGGCATCGGTTACGCATATTTCCCCACGACTTAAATTCTCTGGGGTGTTTTTTTGAGATATTCCAATTGGTTGAGGCGTTGGGCAAGCCAGACTCAATGAGAATCTGTTGGACCCGTTGCCTGGACGTACCAATGCGACGGGCTATTTCACTACCGGAAAGTTCCGGATTGGCCAGCCTCAACGAAATGACCTTTTGCGCATCCATTTTTACGATATACGCTTGACAAAAGTTGCGCGCAAGCATTTATGTCAATTCGCAACGGGAGCAATTCACATGAAGGATTTGAAGCCGGTTATCGTCCGCACCTATTCGGCGGGCGTGCATTTTGGGTATTTGGTAAAGAGGAATGGCAAAGAGGTGACTTTGGAACGGTCTCGACGCATCTGGCGGTGGTTCGGGGCTTGGACACTTTCTGAGGTGGCCTCATCGGGTGTCGATGTCTCACAATCAAAAATCGGCGCGCCAGTGAGTATCGTTTTGACCGAAGCAATTGAGATAATTGATTGCACACCGGAAGCGGTGAACAGCTTGGAGTCGGCCAGATGGTCAAAGTAGGCGACGGCTCCGGTGACGGCTACGGCTCCGGCGACGGCTCCGGCGACGGCGACGGCTACGGCGACGGCTCCGGCTACGGCTCCGGCTACGGCTTCGGCGACGGCTCCGGCTTCGGCTACGGCTACG